CTTTTACACAGTCTTTGAGCGCCTTGTTATACCCAGACTTAAAAGTATCGTCACCATCAACGATCATGCAAATGGCGTCCCGCACCATAGAAGATGCTTTACGTTGTTTGGCTAGTTCCTTGATTTTGTCGTGATACTCCACAGGTAAATAGACGCTGTAAGGTATTAGTTTCTTCATGCTTTCCTCCAAGCTTCGAAGCTAGTTCGCAATTGATTGAATAAATGGCGGGCTTCTTCGTTGGTTTTAAGCTCTTTGCGAGACTCTATGTCCAAGTAAGATGAGATCCAACTGGCACAGGCCTTCTCATTCTTCTCCATTAGCCACTCTTTCTGGTGTAGCCACTCCCAAAAGTCTGGATCACGGCACAGAATGCCGGCCAGCTTCACCGCATGATCACCGGGAAACTCATTCTCTCGGTTCATCGGTTGTTCATCGTCACCCAGTCTGACCATCACAACAACGTAGCGCGAGCCTACAAAGTCGCGCATGAGGTCGTTGTGCAGCTCGTCAGGGTGAACAGCCAAAGACAGCATATAGCCGTCCTTAGACTGTTTCAGGCCAGTCTTGATCGCTTCAAATTGAATCGGGTCTGACAATTTTTAACTCCAAGTATTTAATTACCCCGACAGACATGGTCAGCTGCTCTTCAAGTTTTCCAATTTGATCCTCGAGGTTGGCAATCTTTACTTCTAGCTTGTCTTCGTTGCCGTATTGAGCATAAATAACATCGTTAAGGTTTTTACAAACCCTCTCCCATTCCTTCATGGTCTTTGGTTTAGCTGATTTAGTCATCCCATGGATCCTTCGCGCTAGAGGCCGCTGGGGCTGCTGGCTTATAGCCGTCATGCTGAAGGCTAATCTTGCGCTTGCCTTCTTTGTCTTTGCCCAGCCATGCACTGAGCTTGATCACAACGTGGTCTGACTCTGCATTGGCCAGCAGTTCTTTGACCAAGTCAAGTTCAAGCTTGATGTCGCCTTTCAGGTCTGGTTGTGCGTCTGTTTTCTTGTAGCCGTTATTCCACAAAGTACCGCGATTTGGATAGTCCATTAGTTACTCCTTAAAAAAATGATCGTTTTGCGTTTGTAAAGTTGTCAATGACGTCAGCATAGACAGATGGGTTCAAAGCTTTGAGCTTGTCGTACAGAGGTTTGTTAACTTGGAACATCTCTTTGAGCTGGTCTGCGCTAGTGGCCAAGCTGATCTTCAAATTGTTGGCTGCAACCATCATGTCAACCCATGCTTCTGGGTTATCGGGTGCGTCAATGATGATCGTCCAAGCATCTGGCTCAACGTGCTGGGGTGGGATAGGGTCTGGGCGCTGTTTAACGGGCTTTTGGGCGGGTTTTGGAGCTGGCGCAGGGGTTTGTGTGGCCACAGGCTTTGGAGCTTCTACAGGGGGCGCGGAATCTACTGCATCCCCTTCCACAAGCTCCATGGCGGCCATCCAAAGGTACCTCCGTTGGTAGCTCAAAGTGGCGCCCAGATTTTGGATGGGGTGTGCACCTTTTAGGTTAGCCTCGGCCATTGGACTGGTGATCACAATGACTGTGCCGTCATCTACATCGGTGATGCAGAGCTGGGCATACTCGGTGCTAAACGTCACGACACCGCACAGGCCAAGGTCGTTAAAGATGGTTTGAACATGGGGAATGAAGTCACCCAGCTCAAAGTATGAGTAGCCGGCGAACTTGTTCTGGCCAGACTTCTTCATATCTACAGACAGAAGCTTGACCCTCGCTTGCATTAGTTTCTTATGAACTGACATTGTTTTCTTCCTCGTCTGATAAACACAATAATTCTTCGATTTGTTCAATCCGTTTTTTGACGTCTTGAAGTTGCCACAAAATGGCTTCTCTAATGTCTCCGGGTAGATCGGGCATTGCTTACTCCTTTGTTGATAAATACTCTTTGATTGCCTTGGCAGCTTTAACTGGTTCGTCAAAACACCCAAGGTAAGTTGTCTTTCTATTTGATGTGTATTGAGCAATCCACTTGTTTACGCTGACGCTCCAGTACACACCTTTAAATCCAGACTTGTTGTTTTTCCTAAGTTCTTTTGTGTTTAGTCCGTTCTCTGATTTGTTTGCCTCCCTTAAGTTTTCAATTCGGTTGTTTGATTTGTTGCAGTCAATGTGGTCAATCAGTTCTGGCCACTTGTTCGTATGAAACAAATAAATCAAACGATGGACAAGAAAATATCTTCCTTTCACGTTTAGGGTGATGTATCCATTCAACATCAAACTCCCAACGGCAGCTCCAATCCTCCTTCCGCGACCGGGTTGCTTCCAAAAAAGACTCCCATCCGCATAATCAAACACTTCTCTAACATCAAATTCTGGCGGGTCATTGCGCGTCTTTGCCATGTTAACTCCTTGTACAAGAGCGCACAGTGTACCATTAGTTACCTTGGGAGGCTTGATATTCCTTCCACTGGTTACAAAACCTGCTGACAGAGCAGAACTCAGCGCATCGCGTTCTCTCTCCCTGCCTGACTATGATTTCGTAATCCTTTCCATACTCGGCCACCTTGGCTTGAGCTTCCTCATCGGTATTGCAAACATTACGTGCTTTGACATTACCAATCTTTTTCACTGCGTATGTTGTAGGCTTCTCCCAAGTCTGGTCGGGCGTACAAAACGGCAGCTCATCCCCTGTCTCCAAGTCAAACAATGCGTTGGAGTGTTCTTTGATTCGTTCCTGAATGAATGTTTCGCGCTCTTCCATTGGCCATAAGCGAATTGGGATCACCTTGATCGGTGCGTCAGGGTAGTTGGCCTTCATGGCCGCATCACGGCGTGACCAGTCTCTGATGATAGCTACGATCTCAAGCTTGGAAACCTTGGTCTGCTTAACTTTCTCCACTAGCCAAGCGTAGATATTGAGCTGGTATTCCCAGTCAATCTTCTCATTCATCACAGACCATGCGCCTGTGGTCTTGTAGTCATTGATTGTTAGAGTGCCGTCTTCATTGACGATCTGCAGATCAATAGCTCCAGAGATAGACCAGCCGTCAATCTTTGTGTGGAGGCGCTCTTCAATCAGGTGGTTCTCATCTGCACCATGCTCAAGGACACCATGGATGGCCGTGCCAAAGATAGACCAGACCATCTCTGTAACGTCTGTCTCGATCTTGTCTTCGTGCAGTTTACGCAGCTGGACGATGCGCGGTGAGTTAATTAACTCTGTTGCAGAGATGTTGGCCTTACCCTTGGAGTAGGTGGGCCGCTTCATGATATTCACGAAGGTCTGGGGTAGGTTGTACTTGTTTGTGATGATCATGGCCGGCTCCTATCTGCAATTTGTTGTAGCTCGCGTTTCTCAATCGTTAGCATTCCAGCCAGCTTTGAGATCTTTGCTTGGGCATCAGCATTCTTTTTGCGGCCTTCGTCAGTCAGCAGCTCGGTCTTGGTAAAGCTCACGCCCATGGCCATGCGCTTCATCTCTCGGCCAATAGCCTTTACCCCAACATCAACTGCGTGTTGGGTTTGGGATTCGGGCTCAATGATGATGTAGTTGCCGGCGTGATCGCTGACCATCAACATACAGTGGGCTGTAAGCAGAATGTCTTTGATCTCTGTGATGCAGCGAAGCACCTCAAGGTCATACCGGCGTACATCGTTAATGTCCACTGGCTTTGGAACCTCGCACAATTCAGAAATGTAACTGCGCTTAAGTACGCTGCCGTATGTCAGGCCGCTGTCCAGCAGGGTTCTGACCGCTTGCTTCCAAGCTGGGAATAGTTTTGGGTTTTCGTCACTCATGCGAACTCCACATTAAAACGTCCAAAACGTGGGCGGTAGTCACCCAAACCAATCAAGGCGCCAGCATCAACCAAAGCCTTTTTAACTTCGTTAACATTGACTACATCCTCATTCACCATCACAGTGGCAGAGAGTGACCAGTTGCGAAAGATGGGGCGGTATCGCATGATCTTGGCCATGCCAACCTTAACGCCACGGGCATCCACATTCTTTGGGTTTTCCCAAAGTTTCTCTGGAGTTGTGTTCTTAAACCCGTCAAGAGGAAGCTCGTCTTCCAAGACCTGGACGCCTTGCTTAAACTTAACACCCAGCTTCTGGAGCTTGGCTGCAGCAATCAAGCATGAGTCAAGGTTCTGTGCTGGGATAAAGAATCCAGTGTCTTCGTTCCAGTAGCAGCCGCCAATGAATTCACTCTTGGCAATGGCAATAAAGTCATCGTCAGTTTTCTTGCGTTTGCCAGTCATCTCTTTATGAGCCTTGGCCAGCGGGTCTAGCGGGTTTGCAAAACGATCAGAGTGCATGAGTAAAGCAGCTGATCCCGTGATTTTTACAGATATGGATTTCATTTTTAGTTCCTAAGTTGGTTGATGCACAGTTTGCATCGACCATGAAACTGTTGCCAATTTCATAGCCGCTACATTAGCCCTTGACTCGCCGAACCATTCCTTACCAAGCCCGTCCCGACCCGGCCATGCCTCGCCTTTCCCGGCCAGACCTCTCCGTACCACTAACACTCGAAGTGGTACTGTTACCAATACCCTATCGACTGTTGCCAGTTCCATGCCCGACCCGTCCTTACCTTTCTACGCCGTGCCACGCCGGGCCCAACCGCCCATGCCAAACACTCGAAGGAACACTCTTTAGAATGTTCTATCGGCTGTTGTCAGCCCCTGCCAATCCCCGCCGTGCGATGCAACACCCAACCAGCGCCGAGCCGTGCCGTACCAGACCATGCGATACCCAAACGAAACACTCGAAGGATGACTGTTACCAATCACCTATCGGCTGTTAAGCTCCTTGTTATGCCTTGCCCGACCGAGCCTGACCGCTCCGCGCCGAACCAAACCACGTTGTATAAATTCAATTGATCAGTTACAATCGGCAACACATTGTACCCACATACTTTCATGTCTTGCAATACCTTTTGAAAGAATTTTATGATTAAGATTGGAATAGATCCTGGCCTGTCTGGCGCCATCGTTGTTTTTAACAATGACATCCCAGTGATATGGGAAAGGATGCCCACTATGAAAATAGGTTCGGCCAATCGTGTAAATGCTTCTGCGTTGGCTGCAATTATTTGGCCGTTAGCTTCTTCGGGTAAAGAAGTCAAGGCGTATGTCGAGCTAGTGAGTAGTATGCCCGGCCAAGGCGTGGCTTCGATGTTCTCGTTTGGCCATTCTGCTGGCGTGGTTCAGGGTGTTCTCGGGGCGCATGAAGTCCCTGTAATGATGGTTACCCCTCAATCATGGAAGAAGCGCGCGGGGCTGGTTGGCAAAGACAAGGATGCTTCTAGGACGTTGGCCATCCGGATGTGGCCGTTCTGGAGGGAGCTTGATAAAAAGGGAGCCGGCCAAGCGTATGCAGATGCAGCGTTCATTGCGCTTTACGGAGATTGATGTAGAATAAATTCCGGCAATGCAGTTGCCTCCTTTGTTGGGTTTGTCCTTTCCCCCGGGCTAATTACTCGGGGGATTTTTTCATATTAACAGTGTTAATATCAACACGCATGGGTATTGAGGCACAGGCCCGTTGATTATATTCAGCGAATGCCGGTCAGATTAAGAGCGTGAACGCCTGCTCTCTGGCTACAGTACCCAGCCGTGTTGGTGGTAAGCGGGTTAGCGCCGCTTGTTTTTCCTTTTTCGGTTTTTACACAAACACTGCTTTATGTGCCCACCAACTTTTTTTTCGTAGGGTATTGCACAACGCAAATATCTTTGATATAAACGAGCTGTTGTCGTAGTGGGCAATACTTGAAAGCCATTTACATCTGCCTCGCCCCGTAAAAAGGGCCCCACTACGGGGCAGTTGTAAGTGGCTTTTTTGTTTAGGAACTAGGATTGTTTGTCGGGTTAGCGCCGGCATCTCCTAAATGGACGAAATGCAAGTTTTGAAAACACTGCTACATGTGAGCAGTCCTAGTTCCACCCCACTACGCAGCCGTCAGAGCGCGTTAGCTAATAGCCTGTATGGGCCGAACTCAAGAAACACAAGAACCTCGGTGTGACCCGCACCTCCTAGTAGAGTAATCGAACGGAATAAACAAGGAAGTCGAAAGACACATACCCTAGTACGCTGGGAGTTGATCGTTAAGGATGGTGAAAACTGACCTTATCGGGATCTCAGGGGAGGGCGGCTTGGCTGGCCGGTAGCTCACTTAACAACTGGGCATAGCTCCTTGATAATGAGACGCTGATCCTTTAGCCTACCCAGTGGGGGAGGGAGGGTTGTCGGGTAAGAGGGCTTTTAGGTGGTAACATAACAGTTGACTCATCGTTTATTCATGAGTTATATTCTTAACACAGGAGGTAAGTATGGAAAACGAAACAACACGGCGCTATCCACGCACTATGCACGAAGCATTTAACTGCGATAGTGAACCCATCAGTGGGCCATATGGTAAGGAGCCAGTCTGGCCGATGTATGCGATCTTCTTCATTGTGATCATTGGCGGGATCATTCTGTTCTGGAGCAAAGCATGACGCCTGAAGAAGCAAAACCATTCGAGGTGATAGACAACATTACTGTCGAGGGCATCGGTGAGGATTACGTCTGGTATCACGCCAAAATCCTATCTGCCAAGATGAGCCAGTGGGATCTTGACTTTCAGAAGCTGGTCAAGGTCATGGAGTCCCGCCATCAAGAGCACTTGAAGATGCTGGACAGAGCATTGGAAGAGAACAGAATCTTGAAGCGCAGACTAAAGGAGAAGGAAGAATGAAAGCATTCCCAACACCAGCATTTAGCATCAACGATGAAGCGCGTGTCACAGCTGTAGGCGGTGAAGGCGGTATGGATCTGCGGGATTATTTTGCTGCCAAGGCTATGCAAGCAATCATTGCTCGCGCTGACAACAGATTTACAACCACGATTGAGTTTGTAGGCGGCAAAGCATATCAATATGCAGACGCAATGATGAAAGCGAGGGAAGCATGAAGCCCGGACAAGAAGCTTGCCTGCGAATGGCAGAGTACCAATACCGATGCCGCAATCAAGAAATGATGTGGCGCTGGTTGTTTACTTGGGCAGCATGGTCTGACAATGTTGACTTCTTCTCAGACCCAAGGGTGCCTGTATTCAAGCCTAGAAAGCCCAAGAAGCGCTGGAAGAACCTGACCAATACAGAGACACTGGCAATCATCAAACAGCTCCCCAGCTGGCCAACAGATCACTTGAACACGTTTATCTTTAAGGTGCTAGTGGAAGAGAAATTTAAGGAGAAGAACGCATGAGTTACATCGTGGCATCACTACCGCCCCTCAAATGCTTTGTTCGTAAAGAGTTTTTATACAACGATCACAAAGGCCATGGCGAGCTGGAGCCGGCAATCTGGGTCAGCCTTAAAGCTTTGCGCGGGCAAGTGTTCCGCATTGAGTCTTTGCTCCCAGCCTATGGCGCTCTGTACGACAAGCTTCCCATCCACGCCTACGTATGGCAAACAGAGCACGGCAATTTACCAGTCGATACTCTTCAGCTCTGGGACTGTATGGGTTATCGCTTCACAATCATTGAAAAGATTGGCCTGCGTAACCTTGGTGTGAAGTTCTTGGGTAAAGACAGAGAGTGGCACTTTGGTCGCTACCTGTTTACTGTGGACTTCTGCGCTGAAGGTATGGACTTAGACACTGGGTTTACTGAGCAGGCCGAGGAGCATAAGTCTTTCAATTGGATTGCCCTTGACAATGGCCAGTTCGCCTGCCAACCCAACAACCGCTGCCTGTGGTATGACCAAAGCCTGATCCCTGCTGAGACAAAGTTCCCTGACTTTCAGGCTGCACAAAAACTCTGGACTGTAGATGGCACCCGCAAGTGGTCGGCTGGGCAAGATTGGTTTTACGATATTACGGAGAAGAACTCATGAAGGTCAGGACTAACCGCAGCCGAATCATGGCCAAGATCAAAGCCAACAATCAGTATCACTGGTTTGTTGCACCGTTCATAAAGAGCGCAGAGCAAAAGCGGATTATCAATGAAAGAATTAAAGCAATGGTAGATAAAGCATTTCCGGAGTTAGCATGACAAGCAGAACACACACACCCGAAGACGTAAAAGCTATTGAAGCTAAATACGAATTAAACATATGGGAGCGAGCACTGGGTTGGCGTAAACGGCAGATGATCCAGCGCCAGCTTGACCCGATCACCAACAAGATCAGGAACGATACCTTGGAAGAAGTGGCTAAAGAGTTTGACGCAATGAAGAACGGCGGAGACACAACTGCAGGGTTTGCTATTTACGTAAGGAGTTTAAAGAAGTGAATGGGTTTGCAAAACAACAGCTATCAATCGGAAGTAAGCAGCCGGTACATCAACATAAGGAGTGCAATAACTGCAATGAAATGAAACCACCAGAGGGTGGCATCCAACTAGGCCACACAAAGTGGCACTGTGCCGCCTGCTGGGCAAACAGAGCCTCAAAAAGAGCATCAACAAAAGGAAAACAATGACTGAAAGAATTAAGTTAGCAAAGATCCGCCTCGATGGTGGCACTCAGCCCCGTAAAGAGATTGACGAGCCCCTAGTCCAGCACTACACAGAGATATTGCTTGAGGGCAAAGACAAGTTTCCCCCTATCGACCTTTGGTTTGACGGCAAGTCTTACTGGCCTAGCGATGGTTTCCACCGCTTTCACGCGCACAAACGCGCAGGGTTTACAGACATTGAAGCTGAAGTCAACCAAGGCACAAAGCGTGATGCGTTCTTGGCCTGCTTGAAGGCCAACGGTAAGCATGGTAAGCCCCGCACACCAGATGAACGCCGTTATGTGGTGCAGATGGCCTTGGAAGACATCGAGCTGGGTGAGAAGACCGATGTGGAGATTGCGGCAATCTGCGATGTATCGTCAATGACAGTTGGCCGTGTACGTAAGGCATTGGGATTAGAGAAGTCAGCTCGCGTTGATAAGAATGGACGCAAGGTTGATGTATCTAAGTCAGGCCGTCCTATCGCACCGCCTCCAGAGCCCGAATACACCGAGGAAGACAAGTTCCATGAGATGGCCATAGAGCACACGGCCATGGCTGAAGAGAACGCAAAACTCAAAGATATGTTGGCTGTCAAATCCTTGCCAGTATCAGAGAAAGCCCGAGCAGAAGTTCAGCAGACGATTGAAGAGCTGCGCGAGCAAGTCAAAGACCTGGAGTTCCAACTTAGGACAATGACCCAGTCACGCAATGAGTTCCAGAATAAGAATGCTGAGATGATCAAGCAGATGAATTACTGGAAGAAACGCGCTGAGAAGGCAGAAAAGAAATAACCCGAAGCTGGGCGGTATCCCAGTAGGAGAATCAAATGCTTAAGTTAAGACCGCATCAAGCGGAAGTCGTGGAGAAGCTCGCCCAAGGCTTTAAGGATGGCCACAGAAGCCAGCTACTCTACGCGCCCACAGGGTTTGGAAAGACCGAGGTGGCCATGGCAATCATGCTCGAGCAAGCCAAGGAGCTCAAGAACGT